CGTGGTCTGCATCAAATCCAACCCACGCCACTTGCGTATCTCAGTCACCGCATTACCTTTACGCTTTGCCAACGCCGTGGCGTCCGTTCCAAATCGCGCCACATCCAAACCCCACACCGTTTGCGTGTCCGTCGTTTCAACGTCACGGTGAAAAGCGCTGTCCACCAGCTCAACGCCAATCAAGGTATCGTCATCGGTACGCGGAAACTCACCCAGCACGCGAACACGGAAAGCGTTGGATTCTTCGCCATACCTTGACGCCATATCCTTGATATAGGCGTCGCTGACCCTTTTAGAGTCATAGCAGGACACGCGACGTGTCCACCACTCATCCTTTAATCGGTTATGCGTGTCAAAGAAAAACCCGCTGGACTTCGTTGGGTTACCCAACAAAATCGTCACAGCGTTATGCCCCGACATGGAACCCGCCGCCGCCTCAAACACGGACTCAGGAATCCCCGATGCTTCATCCGCCACAAGCATCACATGGTCCGAATGCACACCCTGCAACGCTTCGGGTTGCTCGGCACGCGACGTACGGGCGGATATGAACGACTCTTGAGGCGCCGCACGCATCTCAATGCGATCGGTCTTAACCTCCAAGCGATCACCCCAAGCATTAGGCAACTCTTTCACCCAACGCTTTAGCTCGGCAAACAGGGCGTCGTACAACTGGCTCGAAGTCGGCGCAGTCACTACAATCTTTGCAGGACCACGCGTTAGCATGTACCAAATCATCGCCCAGGAAGCCACCGTGGACTTCCCAACGCCGTGGCCGGAGCGCACGCTTATCTTGCGCTCGCCGCGGGATATAGCCTCCAAAAACTCCACTTGCCAAGGGTCAGGATCAACCCCCAACACTTCGCGCACAAACAACGGCGCGTTGGGCCTGTAGCGGCGCACCAACTCAAGGTAACGCTTAAATATTTCGTTATTAGGCGTGTTCATAACTTGCCACCGCACGATGCACCAAAGTATGCGTCACCGCCATACCAAACTGATCCTTTACCATCTCAGCAATCTTGCGATAGCTCTTGCGCTCTTTGGCCTTATCCGCCATAAACATCAAGATGGGATAGGTCGATTCATCCTTCACAAGTTTGGCCGACTTGCCATCACCATCCTTACGAAACCCAAACGGCACATGACCGCCAACCCAACCACCGGCTTGCGCCTTACTCTTACGCCCATCAGCCATGCGCTCGGCAATCCTGCGTCGCTCAAGCCTAGCTACTGCCGCCATCAACGTAAAGAAAAACTCAGACCAGCTCGACCCATTGTTCACCGGGTCCGTACCCAGTGCCAGCACAATCATCTTAACGCCCTGCTCCTTCCAAGTCTCGGCCATTGTTAACGCATCAACCGTGTCACGAAACGCACGATCCAGTTGCGTCATAACCACCACATCACCCGGCTGAAGTACCGCCACTAAACGCGAACCCGCTTCACGCTTGGCAAGTTGCACGGAACCGCTCACACCTTCATCCGTAAACACCTCGCCCACATCCTCGCCGCGAATCAACGCCAATCCCTGAATCTTCCTAATCTGCTCGGCTAGCGACGTGTTGTCTATCTGCTCCTGCGTACTAACCCTTGCATAACCATAAACCGCCATCTCGTTCCCCTGTTTTCGTTACTTGTTGCAAGCGTAACAGTGTTTCGCTCACTTGTGAAAATTTTTTTGGGGGCCGTTCGTCGGGGCGATGGGCGGTGTAGGGGGGGCGAAGCACAAGTTGGCGGATTGCAGCGGCAGGGCACAAAGCAACGGTTGCAGCGGCAGGGCACAATTGCCAGGTGTGCGAAGCACAGGTTGGCGCGTGTGGAGTACCGCGGCAAAGCCGCCCCGCCCAAATCGCGCCAGGGGGGTCAAAACGATTATCAAATGAGAATTGTTCGCATTTTCGAGTCAATCAAGGATGAGAATGATTCTCGACAAACCGTCAAAACCGCATCGAACCATACCAGATTGTCAGTTTTTCCGCGTTTGGGCGACAATTGTCGCGTTTGGTAAAACGAGCGCGACTTCGTCAATCATGTTGCGGCGCGTCAATTGTTAACGCTTCAGCTTGTTTAATCGCTGTCCAGGCCTGCGAGTCTATGTTGATCGCCACCATTGGCGCGCGATTCTCCGCCCATGATCGCGGATCGAGGCGCGCAGCGAACCATTTGCGCGTATCAACGCGCAGTCTAGGATCGTCTTTTGCTTCGTCGGCAATCGTCAGCGCCTCCTCCGCCAGCGCCGAGGCGCGCTCCTCGCGCGCGCGTGCGTACTGAGCGCTGCGCTCTGGCGCAAGCAACCACCTATTTAAATGTCCCTGCTTTACTTTAATGCTTTCGGCTATAGCCCGGACACTTTCGCCAGCGCTTATACGCTCGAGAATCTCCTCCTCGCCTATCTTTTCGATAACCGCAAGCGCTGCGCGCTTTTGTGGTTGTCCAGCCATGTAAACCCCTCAATGGTTGAAATTGTCCGACAAATGGTCAATCGATCAATGCGCGACCATGCTATTGTTTTGCTTGTTGCAATCAATCAAAACGGAGTCAATATCATGCGCAAGCCAAATGGATTTGTTTTTTATCGCGGATTCTCGCCAATCGATCAAGCGCCAATCGTAGGTATCGCGGTTTTTGAGTCTAGCAATATCAAAACCGGGAACATGGTTCAAACCTATATCATCCGATCAGACGTTAACCCTATCAGCGCCGTCAATACTGGCAATGATAAAAGCATTTGTGGCGATTGTGTTCACCGCGGCAATGAAAGCCAAAAGCGAACATGCTACGTTGATTACTCCAAAAGCGTAAACGCGGTTTATAAAGCTTTTGAGCGTGGATCGTATCCCGACTATTCGCACAATGTAAAGCTTGCAGCGCTTTGGCTAAAAGGTCGCAAGGTTAGATTAGGCGCTTATGGCGATCCTGCCATGATCCCCGCGGAAAATTGGCTCGAATTACTCGAGCTCGCCAGTGACTGGACCGGATACTCGCACCAATGGCGCGAGCCCTTCGCGCAAGCGCACCGTGAGCTATGCATGGCAAGCGCTGATAGTCTTAGCGATCGCGACGTCGCGCGCGCCATGGGCTGGCGCACTTTTCGCGTCATTCCGATCGGATCAGCGCTTAAGCTTCAAAACGAAGCAATTTGTCCCGCAAGCCCTGAAGGCGGAGACAAAAAACAATGCATCACATGCGGAGCATGCGACGGCGCTTTAAAGCCAAGCGCCGCATCAATCGCCATTGTCGTACACGGAAAATCAGCAAAACAATTTGCGGAGGTTTAAACCATGCAAGCTTTAACCTGCTAGTGAAACCCTTTAACCCTTGGAGTCAACATCATGGAACTAGTAACCGATAGCCAATTGCTAGCAATAGCTCCCGATGGCTCGCCATTACGCTCATGGAATGAAGGCAATAAAGCCTTTCGGGAGATATACACATACATCAAGACACAGTCAGGCATTACTTACGGTGTCATTAACGTGATTGAGATAACACCATGCAAGCTTTGATCGATTGGACTATAGCAATAGTTTTTGGCGTCGCACTTGCGTGCGCGATTTTCTTTAACCTTTAACGCCAGCATGAAAAAATGAAAACTTAATCCAAGCCCTTCGGGGCTTTTTTTTCGCGCGCCAAGCGCTTCGCGCACTGGCGCCATTTTGCGTTATTGATCGCCAAGCGCTTTGCGCACTGGCGCACTGCGCACGCCTAAGCTTTACGCTTGGCGTTTGCACGCGCTCGCCATAACACTTTGGAGGATAACCCCATAAAATCGCCGACAATCGATTTTCTCAAAAGCATGTAGGGTGATAGCCATGACCATAAAAAATCGCCTACAAGGTCGCTTTCCGCGCGCCTATGGCTGCGCCAATGCGCGCCGATCCATTGTCTTTGCATCACGTCGCATAGCATCGAGAATCAATATCGATCAAGCATCATGCTCGAATCAGATTCGCTCGCAATCGTGAATCGTTCTCACTGACCGATCACCGCCCTGCTGCTTACATTAGGCACCCCCACATGTTCCCGTAGCCAAAAACATGCAAAAACCGGAAGCCTGCCGCCAAACGTTTCAACCATGTCGCTTTGACTGACTTTCCATCACCGCCAACGCGTCCTTGCTCAACGCGTAAGCCTGCTCACTGCTTCCCTTGTACACCGGACCAATATCTTCTTCCGCCATAAGCGTCAACACTTCAGCGCCAGGCATTGCCCGTTTGATGCTTACGGCTTGCGTGAAAAATTCCTGCTGCAAGATAACCGCCACCTCGTCCATCGTCCAGCAGTCGCACTCAGGTCTCATCTCCGCGTAGGCGTGGACAGTTGCCGGATCAGCGCAAATCGCAAACACGCTCCCGTCATCCCGCTGACCCTCCATAACACTTACCGCCAACGGTTGAGCGTTCATCGCTTTAGCTTCAGCCTCCAACACGTCAAACGCCCGCATCATCCCGCCACACGCTGACCTATACGCCTCAACGTCTCTCGCTTTCCGCGCATCCCTACACCGCCATAACTGCTTCCAAAACCTTAACCGCGTTTCCTCGCTTACAAGTTCCGCCAAACGATCTAATCCCCAAACCTTATCCGCCTCACGCTTCCTCTTCATCACACTGACCGCCACACTATTCATCGCCAACACGATCTGGTCATCCTCTTCAAAAGGATTCTTCAACCGATCCTCTGATCCGCCATACAAACCATCTTTAACTTTCCCGCGCTTATCTTTTGCCGCCATAACCCAAATCCTTTCTCTTTACGCTTTCCACTTCAATCACCGTCCGGAACATTTCAACGTCCGGATTGTGTGTCTTTCAGACACACACACAATTCGGACGCTATGAAATTTTGTTCGATGGCGTTTTCGGACAACTAAGGACGCATTTTCGGACGCTTTTAGGACACTTAACATGACTTTAGGACGTTTCATTTCGGACGCTTTAATGCTTAAAAAATCACTTTCGGACACAATCCGGACGCTAACCCTGTTTTTGCCTACTTTTTAAGCATTTCTTGATGTTTTGGCGGCTAACCCGGACGCACTTTCGGACGCCTAAAAACCTTCTTCGTTAATCGGTTTAATCCACACTAGATCGTTTCTCATGGCGGCAAACCCTAAATCGGTCAACTTATCCTTAAGTTCCTTCCAACGCTTCCGCTTATCGCTATCCTCCACATCGTTACCTAGCCTGGCGTACACCTCATCCCGCCAACGCTCTAACGTCACAACGCGATGGCGTTCACCCTGAACGATCTGGTATTGCCCCTCCGTCTTCACGATATGGCGTAACGCCTCCCTACCCATCGACTGATGCTTACCGCGTCCTGCGTTTGGCTTTGCGTTTTGTGGCGGTCTAAAGCCAACGCCATCGGGTAACTCACCCTCGAAAGGTTTGACTACGAGCGTATTGGCCGAGTCATCCTCAAACCCCAGGTTTAGCTTGGCGGCTGACGTTTCGTGCGTTTCGTTTGTTTCCTGCTGATCAAAGTTCACCGTTTCCATGGAGAAATGAATCTCTAAACCGTCCTTGCCATCCTTTTGCTTCGTCACTTTGAGCGTGCCCGACATTTGATCGGTATGGCGGGTAATCTCAATCTGCGTATCTACAGCACCTAAAAAGCTGGAGTGACCGCGTAAACCTAGCGAAGCATCCTTGCCGCTATGGTGGACAACGAGCAAGGCTGCGCCCGTGGCTTCTTGCAGGCGTCCACAATTGCTAATGAAGCTGCCCATGTCTTCGGACGCGTTCTCGTTGCCGCCGCCAAAGGCGCGGGCTAAGGTATCAATGATGATCAATTTCGGACGCTGGATTTCGGACGCTCGTATGGCGGCTATCAAGTCAGCAAAATCCTGATCAGATGATCGTAGGTTCACTTGAGACCTGATCACACCAACGGGTATGTCCTTGAGTTCATACGCATGGCGTAAACCCGAAATCCTTGTCCCAATACCGCCATGGCCTTCACCAGCGATGTATAAAACTTCACCAGCATCCGGCACTTCGTGCGCCAGCCACGAATCACCACTGGCGATCATGGCGGCTAAGTGCAGCGCGATAAACGATTTGAACGTGCCTGGCGGCCCATAGAGCGCCATAAATCCCTTCTCCGGCACAATCCTATCCACCAACCACTTGACTGGCTCATCCTTCGCATCACGCCACATCTCAACGCGGTAACGCTGCGCTTCCTGCGCTTCAACCACTTCGGCAAACGGTTCCTTCTCCGGCACAACGGATTCTGGTTCCGTCTCGGCTTTCTCATCAATCACTAGTCGCTGTGGCGGCTCAACGTCCTCGAAGTCCTCAACCACTTTGGCTTCGGCAATGCGCCTGGCGAACTCCTCAAACGTAAACCCTCGTCCGATAAACTCTTCAGCGTCATCGCCAATCGCTGACTCGTCATCGGCCAAATCAACCACCTTGATCGCTTGCGCTACACCTTGCAAGTCCCTAACGACACGTTTGGCGTACTTCCAGCCAGGCCTATCGTTATCGGGTAGCACAACCACCAATCGACCATGAAACCATGGCGTTATGGCGGCAGGCCATTCGCTCGACCCCGCGTGCGCCGATATGGCGACCACATCGAACATGCCAACCAAAAATTCTGCGGCCTTCTCACCCTCGGTCACAAATACCGGCGCCATGGGTCTTGCGATCATGAGCGGTAAGCCAAACGGTATCGGCGTCCAGTTTCTAATCGTTGGCACCCGCTCGCCATTGATCAGGTGATATTGGCGGTACGTCTTACCGCCACCTTCAACGTCATACCTGACCTTTTGCGCGGTGACTTCGCCATTCTCATCGATGTAATCCCATGCCATCACTTCTTTCATCGTTGGCGGCACAATCGGCCTGATGCCCGATAAAGGATCACGCGCAACTAAAGGACGATTCCAGTTCAGCGAATTGGGTAAGTGCGGCTTGATGGCGGCAAACACATCCTCCTGATCGCACCCGCCAAAGCACTTAAAGAGAAACTTCTCACCGAGTTGCGTAATCGCAAGCGATGGATGCCTGTCACCCTTGCCGTTGCCATGCCCAGGCACCGGGCAAGACGCAAGCCACCCCCTCTTATAACGCTTGGCGTTACCAAGCGCTGCGGCTAATAGTTCTGCGTTCACTGACTTCCTCTTATGTTTTGACTTAGTAACCTGAATGCTGTTGCTGCCACTGCTGGAACTTGTCCATTTCCAGTGGCTTTAAGTCTGTCCACTCTAGCGGCCACCCCATCAGCCACTCGACCCACGTCGGGTTCAACTTTCCACCAACTCGGCTTGCAAGCGTTGGTTCGTTGCGCTTCGCCTCGCTCGGTGCATTTGTTTCCTTGGCGTTGTGCGCTGTCGGCGTCGGCCATTTCATCACCGCCGTTGCCAATCCGTCTCCGCT